GTGGAACAGAAAAAACGCGGGCGACCGCTCAAGATGACGATCCAGAGGTACGCAGAGAATCCGCCTGCGATCTTGCCGAAGACGGATCACCAACGCATCAAGGAGCTCAAAGAGCTGATGATCCGCTCTGGCGGCAAGGATGTCGCGGAGAAGGTGATCCAGATTGCGTTGAACGACGACCACCCAGGTCAGATGGCGGCGCTGAAGATGTGCATGGACCGGACGCTGCCAATCGGCATGTTCGAGAAGGACAAGAACCAGCGCAGCGCGATCACGATCAACATCACTGGTCTTGGCGAAGCGCCGGTAACCGTTGGTGAAAATACCGCCGAAGATGTAGAATATAGACAAGCCGACTCGTAAGAGCTTTCACCGCGTTCTGGGGTGCGCGTGGCTTAACACCCCAATCCTTCTGAAAGAGGAAATCAATGCTTCAACTTCTATGCAACGCCTGCAAAGGCGAATTCCCCGCGTCCAGCTTTCACAAAGCTGCGACCACAACCCGTGGCTATCAGTACAAGTGCAAAGCGTGCGTGTCTATTACGGATAAGTCACCAACACCTGAAGCGCGGCTGCGAAAACTGGAAAAGCTCAAAGAATGGGTGGTGGGAAATCCAGATAAGCGCAGAGAACAAAAGCGCAGACACTACGAAAAGCACAAAGACCGAATCGACCAGAGAGCAAAAGAGTGGTACGACAGCAACAAAGATCGGCATGTCCACAATGCGCTTTTGCGAAAATACGGCGTAACGCTTGAGCAGTACAATTTGCTCAGGGCGCAGCAAGGCTTCTGCTGCGCTATTTGCAACGACCACGAAGATTCCGTAGGGAAAAAGATGTTCGTTGACCACGACCACGTAACCGGAAAAATCCGAAAATTACTGTGCACGAAGTGCAATGTCGGAATTGGCATGTTGAAAGACAACCCTGACATCATGGAGCGTGCGGCCAAGTACTTAAGGGACCACAATGGCTGATTTATCGTTCGCCCTCCTGCCTTGGCAAGAGCAAGTTTTCAAAGACAAAACCCGATTCAAGGTTGTTGCCGCAGGGCGGCGCTGTGGAAAGTCGCGGCTGTCGGCAATTACATTGCTCATCGAGGGGCTGCGCTGCCCGCAAGGGTCGGCGGTCTTGTACGTCAGCCCGACAATGGGGCAGAGCCGTCAGATCATCTGGGACCTGTTGTTGGATTTGGGCCGCGATGTGATTCAAAGCAGCCACGTCAACAACCTGGACATCACCCTGATTAACGGCGCAAGGATTTATGTGCGCGGGGCAGACCGACCGGACACGCTGCGCGGTGTGTCGTTGACCTACGCCGTACTCGATGAGGTGGCGGACATTAAGCCAGAGGCGTGGGAACAAGTTATCAGGGCGTCGCTGTCCGATAAGAAAGGTCGCGGGCTATTTATTGGGTCGCCAAAGGGTCGCAACTGGTTCCATGATTTGTGGAAATTGGGGCAGGACGAGCAAGACAGCGACTGGAAGAGCTGGCACTTCACCACGCAGGACAACCCGCTGATCGACCCGACGGAGATCGAGTCGGCGAAAAAGACCCTTTCCAGCTTTGCGTTCAAGCAGGAATACCTGGCCAGCTTCTCGAACGCTGGCGCAGACGTGTTCAAAGAGGAGTGGCTGAAATACGGCGAGGAGCCAGAGCACGGTAGCTACTACGTGGCGGTGGACTTGGCTGGGTTTGAGGAAGTGGCCAAGCAAGCGGCTAATAGTAAGAAGCGGCTCGATGAGTCGTCGATTGCGGTTGTGAAGGTGACGGACGACGGCATGTGGTTTGTCAAAGAGATTCAGCACGGGCGCTGGGACATCAGGGCCACGGCCTCCAAGATACTGATGGTGATGCGCGACTACAGGCCGCTATCCATTGGTATTGAGAGGGGGGCGCTCAAGAATGCGGTGCTGCCGTATTTGTCGGACCTGATGAGGAAGAACAACGTCTACAGCCACATCGTGGACCTGACGCATGGCAACCGAAAGAAGACTGATAGAATCATTTGGTCGTTGCAGGGCCGGTTCGAGCATGGCAGAATCGTGCTCAACCGCGAAGAAGACTGGGATGTGTTCGTGGACCAGCTCTTGATGTTCCCGTCGCAGGGCGTCCACGACGACCTGCCGGATGCGCTGTCCTACATCGATCAGTTGGCTGTCACCAGCTACTTTGAAGAAGCGGACGACGATTGGGAGCCCCTCGATATCGTGAGTGGCTGTTGACCTAAAAAGGGCAAAAAGATGGCAGATTTAGACCAAAACGAGTACGAGCAGCCATCTCAGGCCGACAAGGACTTGACCGCATTTGTCGTTAACCACTGCGACAAGTGGCGGGACTACCGCAATGCGAACTTCATGACTAAATATCTGGAGTACGAGCGTATTTTCCGTGGTGAATGGGCAGCAGAAGACAAAACGCGAGAGTCTGAGCGGTCCAGAATCGTGACTCCGGCCACCCAACAGGCTGTGGAGACCCGGCACGCGGAGATCATGGAAGCGATCTTCGGCCAGGGTGAGTTTTTCGACATCCAAGATGACTTGCAAGACATCAACGGCAGCCCGTTGGACGTGGGTATGCTCAAAGCGCAGCTCATGGAGGACTTCAAGCAGGACAAAATCCGCAAAGCGATTGATCAGATCGAGCTGATGGCTGAAATCTACGGCACGGGCATTGGCGAGATCGTTGTCAAGACGGAAAAGGTGTTCGAGCCCGCAACGCAGGCGATTCCAGGCCAGATGGGCCAAGCGGCCATTGGCGTGGTTGAGAAAAGCCGGATTGCGGTCAAGATCATGCCCGTCAACCCCAAGAATTTCTTGTTTGACCCCAACGGCACGTCTATCGACGACTGCATGGGCGTGGCGATTGAGAAGTATGTGGGCATCCACAAGATCGTTGAAGGCATGGAAAACGGCATTTACCGCAAGGTGGATATCGGTTCGGCCTCCGAGGACACTGATCTGGAGCCCACGCAAGAGGTCACGCAGTACCGCGACGAAAAAGTGCTCTTGCTCACGTACTACGGCCTAGTCCCGAAGGAGTTGCTCGACGAAGACGCCGATGTGGTCGAGCTGTTCCCCGAGGACTCGCAGGCTGACACGTATTCGAACATGGTGGAGGCGATTGTCGTGATCGTCAACGACGGTGTGCTGCTCAAAGCCGAGGCGAACCCTTACATGATGAAGGACCGCCCGATCATCAGCTACCAAGACGACACGGTGCCCAACCGCCTGCTCGGCCGTGGCACGGTGGAGAAGTCTTACAACATGCAAAAGGCGATTGACGCCCAGGTGCGCAGCCACTTGGACTCGCTGGCGCTGACAACCTCACCCATGATGGGCATGGACGCCACCCGACTGCCACGCGGCGCTCGGTTTGAGGTCAAGCCAGGCAAAGCGTTCATGGTCAACGGCAACCCGGCTGAGATTTTGTACCCGTTCAAGTTCGGCGAGACGAGTCTGAACAACCTGAACACGGCCAAAGAGTTTGAGCGGATGCTTTTGCAAGCCACTGGCACGCTGGACTCACAGGGCATGGTCACGCAAGGCAACCGCGACGGTGCGGGTATGAGCATGGCCGTGGCCACGGTGATTAAGAAGTACAAGCGCACGCTGGTGAACTTCCAAGAGGATTTCTTGATCCCGTTCATCAAAAAAGCGGCGTTCCGGTACATGCAGTTCGACCCTGAGCGCTATCCGAGCGTGGACATGAAGTTCGTGCCGACAGCCACTCTGGGCATCATTGCCCGCGAGTACGAGCAGCAGCAGTTCATTGGTTTGCTCCAGACTCTGGGTCCAGACACTCCGGTGCTGCCTCTGATCTTGAAGGGCATTTTGAACAACTCCAGCCTGACCAACCGATACGAGCTGATGGCAGCGCTCGACCAGATGAGCCAGCCAGACCCACAAGCTGCGCAAATGCAGCAGGCCCAGCAGCAACTGGCCATGCAAGCGGCGCAGGCTCAGATCGCGGTCAACACCACCCAGGCCGAGCAGAACCGGGCAGAGGCGCAGAAGCTG